GAAGCCCGTAAGTTGCCCCACGATAGGGCGGAAGCCCACACCGCATCCTTGAAGGAGCAGCCACAGGCAATCAACCACATCTTGAACTGTTTCAACATGGGTAAAGGAGCAGTTAAATTGAGAGGCTTCACGTTTCTTCGCTACATCAGTTCCGCCTAGCCACAGTGAGCGACCAGACATTAGGACTTTACGCTCCATCATGTATTGACGGAGTTCTTCAATCTCCAAGGCTTCAGCTACAGACAGAGGACTACCCTTGGCTCGTTCCCAGAGCCATGTCTGGTGCTGGAGTACACGGTCTACGGTCTGTGACCATGATTCAAATTCGGTACCTTGAGCGTTGAGGGGACGGTTATATGTGCGGCGAGTAATTAGCTGGGCACGGAGGGAGGGGGTTTTATCGGTTGTCGCCATTTCCTTGGATTCTATTCCTTGCCTTACGGCTTGTTAGTTTCTGTAAATTTAATTCTGCAATTTCATTGAGGTCTGTGTGCCAATCATCAGCCACAGCCGCGAGGCACCAGAGAATGTCACCCAGCTCTTTCTTGACATTCTCGATGTGTACTAAGAAATCCCCACCATCACGGCGGAGCTTTGCCTCAGCGGAGAGAAGTTCCCCGACTTCACCAGCCAAGTTATACAGGGCATAGATCTCATCAGCAGACTTCAGGCGGAAGCTCATGGCTTCCTTCTGGTAATCAGTAAAGTTCATCGTAGTGAGCCTTGAGGTATTCGAGATAATGGATACATTTCTCTATATCTTCCTTACGGTTCTTGTAGCGGTGTCGAAGGAGATACTTCACACAGTTGCCTTCCCAAAAGTTCAGCTCCCATGCCTTTACGATGTCCCACGGTTGGATGGCTTTTAAGTAATGACCCCCACCTACCTGACGGTTGGTTGCGGCTAGACGGGCAAATTCCTCGTCCTCCTCAGGGGTAGTCTCGTTGTTTCCAAAGAACTGTTTTAATTCGGAGTCCAAAGTTTTACCTCTTTAGTTGTCTCGTTGTATTCCCCATAGCGGAGGATGCGGCTGACCTGTGCTTGAACCAAGGCTTCCTCTTCACAGAGTCCTGCCTTCTCGTAGGCTTTCACTACGTGGCTCCAGTAGATCTCTCGGAGTTGCTGGGGGTTAGCCCAAGGGGTTCCCTCATCAAGAGCTGCTTGGATAATCTTCTGAGCAGTCTTCTCGCCAACACCTGGGCAACCCGCATAGCCATCCGTAGGATCACCTGTAAGGGTTTGCATCATGTGGTACTTGTCAGCTTGGTGTTCGTTCACCTCGAAGGTCTCACCAGTACCCATGTGGTAGTGCAACCCTGGGATGGTCTTGAGATCCTTGTCGATGGTACACACAATGTAGGTGTCCTCGCTGGGAGTGGTGGCTTGGATGCCAATCACATCATCCCCTTCAAGGGTCTCCACTACTTTAGACTCATAGCTGTCCATCGCGTACTCACGGAGGAACTTGAGGAGTAGTGGCTTACGGGTACCTGCACGGTTTGACTTGTAGGTAGGGAGAACAGACTTTCTCCAGTTGTTAACGTCAGAGAACACCAACAGAAAGTTGTCAGCCTCTACGTCATCCACAATGGATGTGACCGCATGGTCAAAATGCTGGGTAGCTTCATCCTCAAAACTGTGAAGTGTCCATATACCATCACCCCAGTCTGTGGGTGTCTCACTTACAGCCGCAGCTTGGTAAGCGAGTATGTCTGCATCTATGAGAGCAACGCGCATAGTTTATCCTTTTTGGGAACTAGGTATTCCCAAGAGTATGGGAAGAGGGACTTCATGTTCCGATCCACAGCCTTAGCTACTTCTCGGGTCTCTAACTGGGTGTGATTATCCAGTCGGAGTACACACATTCTAGCCCAAGCGTAGAGGGTTCCTGTCCAGATCCACTCGGTCATGGTGTTCTGGGGGAGAACCATACGGGCTTGCTCAGGGCAGACCCCAGATGCCAAGAGATCTTCATAAGTCTTTAGGGCAATCGCGGTGGTAGATCGGATGACACCATGGTGTACCGCTACCTCGCCACTGCTGCCCTGCTTGATGCTGCCCTCAGGCTTGCCTCTCCACACAGGGGGAATGAAGAACTCAGGGGTGTGGTCAACATAACGGCGACTGACTTCGTTCCAAGCAAAACCTACAGTATGCTTGACCAGTTGTCTTGCAACAAAGATAGGAGCCTTGACTCGAAACGTAGCTGAAACGTGAGCAAAGGGAGACCAGTGGTTATGCTCTGCTAGATACTTAATAAGTTTCTTATCAGATAAGTATTCAAACTCTTCATGCTCTTTGTCAAAGCTAACTCGGGCGGCGTTCACCACAGACAGGTCACTGCCCATGTGGTCTCTGTACTCAACGTCAATTTCAGCTAGTTTAATCATAGGTGGGGTCTATTTCCTTAAGGCTTACATGGGACATCGCGGCGAGATACTGAGCTACTTGAGGGTTCTCTACGAGAACTGAGGAGAACCCTGTGGCTAGTCGGTGGACAATCTGTTCTTCATCCACGTTGCCCATCATGATCCGCATATAGAACATGATTAGATGGAGGATCTCATGGACTAGGGTGTCCATCTCTTCTACAGGGGTAAGGTTTTCAAGGACTCGGATACGTTGGGCTTTGGCATCGAAGTCTCCGTAGTAGTCAGTACCCCACGGGCTTTCCCCCAAGAATTGAACTTCAATGTTTCGCCCCAAAAAGATGAGAGACTCAGGGCGTAGTAAACGATAATCAAACTCAACTTCCTCTGTATTGGGGGTTTTCTTTTTGCTCATAAAAGTCCTTCATCACGAAGAAGGGCTAATCCCTCTTCAGTTATTCTCCACACCCTGCCGAATTGCAGAGGTGCGGTCTTGGTTGTGATCAAACCCATGCTACACAGGGCAGCTACTTCTTGATCGAACTCCCGTGCTATATCGGACTGGAGACTAATCCCCTGCCGATAGACCCTGTGGAGTAAATGGTTGATTGCTTTTCGTTGCATTAGTGTGTGTCAGCCCAGGTAGTTCCGATCTTGTATTCCCCTGCTAATGGGCATCGGAAATTAAAATGTTCACCAGCTTGGCGTACACAGTCCGTGGCAAGCTCGGCAACCTGCTGGGCGATCTCAGGAGTTCTACAGGCAATCTGTACCTCATCATGTGACCAAGCACAGAAGCAGTAGTCCCCATCCCACCCATGTTTAAATTTACTTTGAAGTTGTTCTTCCAGCAGTACGAGCCACTGCTTACACACTACCGCACCCGCTCCTTGGAGGAGGGAGTTTAGTGAAGCGTGTGCACTTCTAATGTAAATGTCTCTTCCATCAAGCCCAGTGATATTGCCTTTAGTTGCAGCTTGCTTAACACTATCGACAAGTCGTCCGAGGGCTGGCAGCGAACGAAGAAACTTAGACTTGAGCCGCTTACCATCACCTGCATTTCCACCAACAATTGATCCAATTTTTGCATCACCTGCCCCGTATAAAAATGCGTAGATGAAGGTCTTGGCTTGGTTGCGGGTCTCCAGTCCAGCCGCCTTTTGGTTCTCTGTATGGATGTCTCCACCCAACAGGATCTCAGCGTACTTGCCACCATCCCACTCAGCCATGAAATGGGCTAGGCATCGAAGCTCTAGTCCAGAGGCATCTGCCCCCACCAACGTCCATCCGTTAGGAACTGTAAAAAGTCCTCGGCAGTCGTGACCATAAGGAGATCCAGAGGATGGCACCTGTGATATGTTGGGATAAGAGTGGGTTGCCCTGCCAGTGACAGCACCGTTAGTGTTAATAGATCCATGAATTTTTCCCTGCTTCTCACACTTCATCCACGCTTGATCTCCCTCAGCTAACTGGGAGATACGCTTCTGAACCATCAGGTATTCTGACAGGGCAGCACATGGTTCGTATGAGAGTTTACTTAGGACAACTTCATCAATCTTTGGCTTACCACCCTCGGTGAGTTCTTCGGGTTTCCAACCATACAACTTCTGAAGCCTGTCAGCGATGTGATCCCTACTGGAGGGGTTGAACATTACTGTCTTGTATCGGGGGACTGGTACCCCCTTGATGTAACCTTTAGTTTTATTATCACGGGCTGGGATGAAGTCAGGTAGTCGTACCTGCCATTCCCCAAAAGTAGCTATCAGATCAGCTTCTATCTCAGACCTACGGCTCACGAGCTTGGCGTATAACTTAGCGGCACTCACGGTATCAAAGTGGAATCCATTACGTTCCTGCTTTGCCATAAGCCATGCCAACTTATGCTCCAGCTCTAAGCACTGGGATGAGTAGTTCTTTTTTAGTATCCGTGAATAAAGATCTGCTGTTACCTGTACGTCTTGCACACAGTAGTCCAGCATCTCTTGGGTGAAGGTTTCCCATCCACCATCATAGTCACCCTTGTAGTTCTTCATTCGGTACCCCCAAGCCGCTAGCGAGTGGGAGCCAAAGAGTTTACCAGGGAGTATTCCCTTTTGGATTCTTACGGAGTCTGTCTCGCGGATTGCTGCCCAGATAACTCGGGTAGCTACCAGTGTATCGAAGACCTTTGCTTGATCGAAGGAGACCTTGTAGAGCTTTTCAATGACTGGGATGTCGTACTTGATTACGTTATGTCCAACCACCAAAGATCCAGATAGGAGGTGATCTATGCCTTCTTCTAGCTCATAGGGTACACCACTGCGGTACGTAAATACTTCATCAGTATCTGTATCTTTAATTACTAAGCAGTGAATTTTGGAAACGGTATCGAGCAAACCATCCGTCTCTAAGTCAAATATAAGTGCCACGCTGTCTCCTTCGACTAGCAAAAAATAAGGGGGGTGACCGTCTTTCCGATCTGTCAGTCATAGGACAACAGGGTAATGGCGTACCCTCTTGCAACTATAACGCCTCCTAAGGTAGAGGGTTATTTCTTCAACACGTAACGAGCGTATCGCTGCCCAGTTGTCGGGTGTCTTTTGTGTTGAGTCTCAATGTTGTAGCCAGCATCACGTAGCTCTTGGATACGCTTCGACAGGCACTGGATCGAGTAATCCAGCAGGGCTTCACGTTGAGAAATACTTTTGGTTTTCTTAAAGTGACGCAAAAGGATTTGGTTTTGAGAAATCATATCTTCCTTACTAAGTTAGAACTCATCAATGTTAACCGCCCCAAACCCCTCTACGAAGGGAGCGAGGCGACCCGTCTCTCGGTCATATGATAACCGACCTGCTTCCCCAGTCTCGCCACTGAAGCGGTTCTTTAGAACTCTCAGGGTTGTGACGTTGGGGTTCTCACCCTGTTGATCCCGTTCCAAACCAATCACCATGTCGGAGAGTTGGGCAATGGCATGAGATCCACGGAGTTGGTTGAGGGCAGTACGTGCCCCTTGTTCGTGCCCTCGGTCACCTTCAGGTCTACGTAGGTGTGACACGAGGAACATCCCCACACCTGTCTCTTCAACAAGGGTGCGTAGAGAAGTCATTGCATTGTCTATGAGACGGCGTTCATCACCGTCCCCCAAGCCTGAAACAACAATCGAAAGATGATCCAGAACAATCCAAGAACAATTACAAGAACGAGCCAGAAATCGGATACGGGCAAGTAGGTTGTCAATACCGCTACTGCCCCAATGATCGTAAAGGAAACAACGACCATTCCCAACAGTAGCATCGTAACTAGCGCGGAGATCAGCTTCACTGACTCCCTCCTTATTCAAGTGAAGGGGTTTGTTGAGGTGGATTCCCATCAACCCCAAAGCGGTGCGCCGAGGGTTCTCTTCAAGCATGATCATGCCAACAGTCTCTCCTTTCGATAGGAGGTGGTGGGCGATCTCTCGCACAACTGCTGACTTGCCTATGCCAGAACCTGCGGTAAGCGTAACCAACTCACCTCTACGTGAACCACGAGTTACCTCGTTAAGTTCATCCCAAGGGTAGGGTATCGCTTGGATAGTCTCAGTCTTGGAGACTTCCTCCCACAAGTCAGCCCCAGACAAGATGCCATCAGGACGGTACGCCTTGGCGTTCCAGATAGCCTGAATGATTTCATCTGCCTTACCATTGACCAGACACTCGTTAGCGTCCTTCATCGGTAGTGATGCAATCTTCACCTTGCCTGGGCTGAACAACTCGGCGCACTCGCTTGCCGCCGCTTGACCAGGTTCATCCATGTCGAACATCAAGATTATCTCATCGAATATATCGTAGTAATCGAAGTTCAACCCCATGTGCTTCTTCGCACCTTGGGCACCGTTAGGGACGGAGACCACAGCCCACTTGTTACCTTGAGCTTGACTCACGCTCATCGCGTCAATCTCACCCTCAGTAACTACCAGCTTCTTCCCCTTGCCCCATAGAGGAGCACCAAAGGGGAGAGCCTTGGTAATGTTGCCCAGCACTTTGAAACTCTTGTCAGAGCCACGTATCTTCTGGGCAACCATCGTCCCCGACTTGTCGTAGTAGGGGGCAATCTGTACTTTCTTTCCTGCTAGTTCGCCGACTTGGTATCCAAATTTACGGCAGGTATCTTCCCGAATTTTTCGTTTAGATAAATCCATGAACTCACCAGTGATGAGATCACCTGCACGTTTCTTTGGGCTAGGGGCTGGTGTAGTGCCATCCCCCTTAACATGAGCTTGGCAACTGAAACAGAACTGGTGCCCATCAGAATACAAAGAGTTGGCATCTGACGAACCGCAGTTGTCACAAGGTATGTGTCTTAAGAAATTGCTTTCGTCCTGTTCCATGTAATATCGCTTTTCCAATTAGTTCGGGTATTTGAGGTACTACGGCGTTTCCGAGTTGCTTAAGTCTGTCCACTCGGTTGGGAACCCCATGAGCCACTCGACCCACGTTGGGTTCAGTTGCCCAGAAGTTTTCGATTGGTTGTCCGTCCACTGTACTGCAACGTCCAAGGTATCCCAGCTCGGCTTTCCATTCCTTACCCTGCCGCCAAGATAGCCCCCCTTGTGATCCCGTGTGGTCGGTGTCGGCCACCGCCTGTGAGGTGTAGGACTCAAGGAGTCCGTTACTGCTGCTCCTAGATTCCACCCATGTTTCCCCGATAGATGGCTCGGGGCTACCCCATGCCCTCCCGTCATCGCTGTGGGGGTAGGAAATAATCCAGATCCTGTCCCTTTGGTGAGGGGCACCAACGCTGGAAGCGGGTAAACAATGCCATTCCGCATCATACCCGATCTCAAAGAGCGACCTGAGCACTTGATCCAGTCCTCTAGAGCGAAGGGCTGAGACGTTTTCAATGATGACAAACTTCGGGCTGGTTTCTTTGATGAGTCTGTGAAACTCCCACCAGAGTCCTGATCGCCCACCTTCGAGACCCGCCCCTTTTCCTGCGAGGCTAATGTCTTGACAGGGGAAGCCCCCACAAATAACGTCAATTGTTCCAAGGTCACTTCCTTTAAGTGTAGAGACATCGGGGTATATCGGCACATGAGACCAGTGTTTCTTCAGGACTCGCTGTGCCTTCTCATCTACCTCGCAAAATGCAACCGTCTCAAACCCTTGCGTACTCTCCAGCCCTAAGCTGAAGCCTCCTATACCTGAAAATAAATCCAGAACTTTAAGTGGTTGCATATGTCTCCTGTTAGTTGTCGATCCCCTCAGCTTTGAGCCATGCGGCTACATCAAAGCTCGGGCAATCCTTATGAACATCAGGGAAGTCCCGATGACCTTGGATTTTAGCTTCAGGGTAAAATAGTAACACATTTTTTACTATTTTTGGTATCGGGGTGCAACAACGTTCCTCTGAAATATCCGAGGAAAAAATAAATGAGTTAATGGATATGTATGCCGAGATAAGAGGGCTTTTTATAGACGAGGTGTAAATGATTACAATTATTAAAATTTGTGAGATTTGGCAGATATACAAAAGGGTTAT